TATATCGCAATCTGAGACAAAGTTGTGGTGACTTGATAATTGGTAGATATTCTAATTATCTATATCGACAGATATTGTCTAATGTATTTCCGTAAAAAACATAAGATGATTCTTATGACTCTATTGTGGGTAAGGGTAAAACTGAAATCCTACTTAATGGCTGAACAATCTAAACTTGGAGAGATAAAGCATTTATATAGAAGTTGTATTCACATCAATGAGGAATAACCACCTTGAGATGAACTATCGTAACTGATAGATATAAAGTATAGAGTTAGTAAAATCCAAGACGGAAATTGTGAGTAATCATTAATCTCGCATCCCCTATAAAATTCCAAAAATTTAGAGAGAGCCACGATTTTTAGTTTCCACCTTTTATTACAAGCTTAAAAACACGGCTCTCTTTTTTTTAAAATAAATTACATTTTTCTTAATTAGGTTTATATTTATATATGTATTAATAAAGGTTTCACTCACGAAAGTGAAAATTAACAAATGACAAATAAAAAATAGGAGATACAAAATGGACTTAAATGCAATTCGCAAACGTCTCGGTCAATTACAGACCACAAACAATCGTACATCAAGTCTTTGGAAACCACAACCAGGTAAAACCCAAATTCGTGTAGTGCCTTATGAATTTAATAAAGACAATCCTTTTATTGAATTATTCTTCCACTATAATCTGAACAATCGTTCTTATTTATCACCAATCAGTTTTGGTCGTCCAGACCCAATTGAAGAGTTCGCACAAAAACTCAAAGCAAGTGGTAATAAAGAAGATTATCAATTATCTAAAAAATTGGAAGCAAAGATGAGAACCTTTGCACCAGTTATCGTTAGAGGTGAAGAATCACAAGGTGTTAGATTTTGGGGATTTGGTAAAACGGTTTACCAAGAACTTCTTTCAATCATCGCTGACCCAGATTACGGGGACATTACAGACCCAGTCAATGGTCGTGATGTAGTTGTTGAATTTATTTCAGCAGAGGAAAGTGGTGCGAGTTTCCCTACAACAAAGATTAGAGTAAAACCTAATCAAACACCTATTTCAGATGACCCAACTATACTTGAAAAAGTAAAATCATCTCAAAAGGACATTCGTGACATCTATCAAGAACAATCTTATGATGACTTGACTAATGTATTGAATGAATGGTTAAACCCAAGTGAAGATTCTTCAACAGAATCAACACCACAACAAGCAACTGAAACTTCTACTATGGAAACTAAAAAAGTAAAAGATACATCAGAAGCTTTTGACGAACTATTCAATTCATAAATTAGGAGACTACTATGTCAGTAAATGATGTATTGGCTAATACATTAGCCGACTCTTTGAATAAAAAATTCAAAGACACGAACAAAGTAGCATATTTCTTAGACGGAAGCGATACTACACCAACAGATATTAAGGACTTCATCTCAACAGGTAGTTCTACATTGGATTTGGCTATATCTAATAGACCAGATGGTGGTATCGCAGTCGGTCGTATAACAGAAATAAACGGATTAGAATCAAGTGGTAAATCACTACTTGGTGCTCACATACTTGCAGAAACTCAAAAGAAAGACGGAGTAGCAGTTTATATTGATACTGAAACTTCAGTCAGTCAAGAGTTTATGGAAGTAATCGGTTTAGACTTAAACAAAATGTTATACTTACACTTAGAAACCGTAGAAGAAATATTCGAAGCTATCGAAGAAATCGTAACCAAAGTTAGAGAATCAGATAAAGATAGATGTGTTACAATCTTGGTTGATTCATTAGCAGCAGCATCTACAAAAGTAGAAATGGATGCGGACTTCGATAAAGACGGATACGCTACATCAAAAGCAATCATTATATCAAAAGCAATGAGAAAAATCACTCAACTTATCGGTAGAGAAAATGTTGCATTGGTATTCACTAATCAATTAAGACAAAAACTCGGAGTAATGTTCGGAGACCCTTGGACAACAAGTGGTGGAAAAGCATTACCATTCCACGCTTCAACTCGTATTAGATTAAAAAATATGGGTCAAATTAAAGATACAGCAAAAAATGTATTGGGTATGAAGTGTAGAGCACAGATTGTCAAGAATAGATTAGGACCACCACTACGACACGCAGACTACGATATGTATTTTGATAGAGGTATTGATAACTATGGTGGTTGGTTAAGTGTAATGAAAGAACACAAACTTGTAAAGGTGGGAGGTTCTTGGTATACACTTGAAGACCACAACGGAGAGGAAATTAAATTCCAATCAAAAGATTGGGAAGAAATCATCTCAACAAATGATGAACTAAGAGAACATATATATCAGTTGATTTGTGAAAAATCTATACTGAAATATAAAGAGAAACGAGGCATAGATGATGTTGAGTTTACAGATGAGGTAATTGGTGACTAACCAAAGACATTTATCTATCTTAGATGAAATCAAAAAATCTGGCGGCGATTTAGATATAGGCAAACCTAATGACTCGGTTATGTTGATTGACGGCATGAATTTATTCATACGAGTATTTTCAGCCATACCGACTACCAATGAGGACGGGATTCACATTGGTGGAATAGTTGGTTTTTTAAGGTCATTAGCGTTCAATATAAATATGATTAGACCTACACGAACTATCATAGTGTTTGATGGTAAAGGTGGGTCTAATCGCCGTAGAAAGATATTCCCAGAATACAAAATGGGACGAAAGATGTCGTATCGTTTAAATCGTGCTCACAACTTTTTAACTCGTGATGAAGAACAAAAGATGATGATACGACAACTTAATCGTGTAGTGGAATACTTAGAGTGTTTACCATTATCGATTATGAATATGGAGAATTGTGAGGCAGATGATGTGATTGGTTATTTGTCTAAACATATTTACAAAGAAAACAAAACTACAATCGTCTCAACAGACAAAGATTTTTTACAACTGGTCGACGAGACCACAAGGGTGTATTCACCTACTAAGAAAAAAATGTATGATGAAACCAAAGTATTTGACGAGTACGGAATACACCCAAAGAATTTTTTATTATTTAGAATGTTTGACGGAGACAAATCAGACGGAATACCAGGAGTAAATGGTATTGGAAAGAAAACTTTAATCAAGTTATTTCCATTTATGGCAACTGAAAACCAACACACATTAGATGATGTTTACAGAAGTGCCGAAACACAGAAAGTTCCATTGTGTGAAAAGATATTACAATCAAAAGATTTATTAGATATGAACAAAACTCTTATGGATTTAGAGGACGGAATCATATCAGGACAACAAAAATTAAAAGTAAAAGAAATAGTAGAACGACCAATACAACGACTAATCAAACATAGATTCCAAACTATGTTCTTAGAGGATAAAATGTATACCGCATTACCTAATCTAAATAGTTGGTTAGCAACTACATTTAATCGTATGAATTATATAGCAGAAAAAACTCACAATGGGTAGAAAACGAAAATATCATACTGAAAAAGAAAGACGAGACGCTCAAAGAAAGTGGCAAATGGACCACTATCAACGAAATAAAGAAGAAATAAAAGAGAAAGCTCGTCAAAGATATAGACAAAAAAAGAAAAATGAATTATATGAAAAAAAAGCATCATCTTTGTACAATGAACTTGATATTTAATATTAAAGGTTATGAGTAAAAACGAATCACTAATACAATACGGAACATCTTTCCAATCAAAAATCATCGCATCATTGTTGTTGAACAACAAGTTTATCAAAACCGTGTATGATATATTGGAAACAAGTTATTTTGACGCAGACTCAAACAAATATTTGATTAAAGAAATTAAAAAGTATTTTGACCACTACAAAATCCCACCAACAATGGAAGCAATGAAAGTTATCATTGATGATGTGGATAACGACACATTAAAAACATCAGTAGTGGATTCATTAAGAAACGCTTGGAACCACAGAGAATCACCAGACTTAGAATTTGTTCAAGAAAAAACCATAGAATTTTGTCGTAATCAAGTTATTAAAGCAGCAATTATGGAATCAGTAGAATTACTGGATACTCAACAATATGATAAAATCAAAGGTGTAATTGATACTGCGATGACCGCTG